AGTTTGATTTATCTGAACCATCGAAGATAGATAAGCTAATTGATTTAATTAAAGAACAAAATTTGCTATTAAAAAAAATTAGCTTAAAATTAGATAATGGAAAAGGAGCTAAATCTACCAAGAAGGGGTGAATTTTTAACGTTTTTGGACGCTGTTTCAAAAATAAGCGATAGTGCAATCTTTAATGTTCGAGAAGATAAACTAACAAGTTTAGTATCTAGTATAGATAATACGCTTATACTCTATTCAGAATATACAGTACCTTCGAGTTTTGAAGATACATTAAATATACCTGATATTAAAAAATTATCTCGTGTTCTAGATACACTAGAAACTGATGATATTACATTAAAAATTAATTCTAATAATATTGAGTATAGTGGTTCTAATGTAAAGTTTCAATATCATTTATTTGAGGAAGGCTTTTTAACTAATCCGAGTATTAATTTAGATAAAATTAATAAATTTGAATTTGATGTTGAGTTTACTTTAGATAAGCCATTATTACAACGAATTTTTAAAGGTAGTACATTTGCGTCTGAAACAAATAAAATTTATTTTTATATTGAGGACGGGGAATTAATGGCTGAGCTAACTGATCGAGCTCGACATAATACAGATAATTTTACTATATCTCTAGGACCTGTCAATTTTACACTCAAACCGACACCTATAAACTTTGATAATATAAGATTACTAACATCAATTAGTAATGAGTTTAAAGTTAAAATAAATACAGAGTATGGTGTAGTTGTATTTGAAATTGAAGCAGATGGTATTAAATTGAAGTATATAATTTCAGCATTAACTCAATGACACATTTACATAAAAAAAATAAATTAAAAACCGCAGGTTATTTTATTAAAAGACTTAAAGATAACGGATTTGTAACGTTAAGAATTTTTGATAAATATACAGAAGCAGATCCTAGAAAATGGACGGTATTAGTAGATCCTTCTGGAGCGTCTGTATTTATTACATGTTTTGAAAACACCCCATTTAAGGGAGAATACCTTTTTAACTTTGATGACGGTAATCAAAATTTTAAGGGTAATTTTAGTTTAAGGACAGATTCTATAGAGGTAGTAGTTCAGAGATTATTAAGCAATAATGTTGGTCAAAAAACGAATAGTAAATTTTTGACTAAATAGTTATATGGAAGAAAGTGATAGCGTTAATTCTCCCGAAGATGATGAACTTAGAGACATTATAGAAGAAGCTCTAAAATTTAATATTCGAGAAAAAAAGACGTTTAAGAAGAGGAAGGACTTAGCCGCTAGACTCGGGAGTATACTTAGTGAGTATTTAGATAGTTATATATTATTAGGATATGATTTCGACGGTAGACATATAGACATAAAGTCTGCCAGTACACCCATGCAAGCTGAAGCTCTCAATTCTTTTTTAATTAAGTACTTTGCTGTAGAGGCGCAGCAATTTAAAAGCGATCCAAATGGCCAAGATCCAATTTTCTAAAAAGCAAGTATATGCTGTACAGACCGGAGATTATGCCGGTCAAATGTTTATTATTGTTGAGCCTAATAAAGAGTCTGTGGGATGTTTATCCATTCCAACTATGGAAAATGTTAAAGTTCCTGTAGATGCATTTGAACATGCAAGGAACAATGATATAATAAAATATGTAGAGAAACTTCCCCGGGCTGTGTTTAAAGTGTCCGCGGCTCAATACTTTAAAAATGAAAACTCTGATAA